CTAATTGGTGACACTGCTGCAATAGGTTCATTGGAGCCAGCGTCGATTACATTACTAATGTAAGAAATGAAAGGATTAAAGTAAACGACAGAATCGAAACTCGCACCATATCTTTCATACCACATAAGTGATGAACGTTTAAGGATTTGTTTAATAGATTTGACAGTTTCACCCATGGTGTACATGGATGTGAAACCGTCAGTATCACGATCAGGATTTCCTATAAAATCCTGTTTATCTGGTATATGTGCCTCAGCAACCTGTTGAGAGACAGTCAAACCACTCTGAGCAAAAATATCGTATTTAGATAATCTCATAGATTTAATTTTATTTTTGTTCTTAATTTTATTTTTTTTAACAACTTCGAGTTCTTTATCTTTATCAAAAAAATAAGGTTCTCTATGTCTAAATTTCCTATTTTTATAGCTAGCATCAAATTCGCCAGCATAGGCTATAATAGGTGCCCAATTTTGAGTGTGCGTCAAACCCGCAACTTCAAAATCTTCACCAGCTCTCATCTCAGTTATAATATTAATTGAGGAAGAAACAGTGGCAGGAGCATTCAACGGGTTCAAAACAAAAGCCTTCAAAATACCTGTCCAATTATAACCATCTATAAATGTACTGGACCATGGTACTGAATTAACATATGGAATAGTAATTTCAAAACTATGAGAATCACGAAGATCCCATATCCATTTGTAAACATATTGATTATCACCAAAAGAAGCAGCAGCCGAGCCGTTAACACTTGGAATAAATGTAAAAAGAATTCTACCAGTATGGAAATCGGTTTTGCTTGCAAAAAATCTGTAAACTAAGGAACCCCTCCAAAAGTTAAAGCTGGAAGCGACGTAACCACATGGTGGAAATGTATATGCTGACACAGCTGGACCAGCAGAAGGAGTAATAGTTTTATTAATATAATTAGAAAGAGGAGATACTGTAAATGTTGCCAACTCTGTACTATAGGGAGAAATGTTGCTCCACGGAAAAGTTCTTATGAACATAGGTATCTGAGATATATACTGAATAGACATCTCATCTATATCATTCCCAGCAAAACCAGGAAGGACAGCAACCTTATTAGAAGCCATAAGACCCATACTATCTGCAGTGTCATTAACATCACAATTGTTCATATGATTGGAAGTTCTCAAAACAACAGATTTTCTAGTCTCAGTATCTACAACAGAAGAATAACCAAAAGCTGAAACAGCTTTAGAACAAGCTCTTAAAAACCACTCAGTAGGAGCGGCTATAGAAGAAAGGGAAGGAATATTGGTAGCAACTGAACCAAAGGCTCTAGAGAAAGAGGCTAATGGTGCGGAAAGCATACCACCTTCATCTTCTTGATCAGAAAAAGCAACTCTGGTTTTCTTCTTACCAGAAACAGAAAAACCTGACTGAGTAGTAGGATAATGCAACTCAACGTCCTCAAAGGAACACCAACACGTACAGTTCACATTACCACCAACAACTGGAGAATAAACCGTTATAAGAACTCTAGCCCAATTGAGAGGAAAAGTCGTATTATGGAAAAGCTCAGGTGATGTGAAAGGAACACGAATTTCGACTTCATCCAATTCATTTATATTATAACGAACTGAAGGAAGCTGAGACTTGTATGCAATATCAGAATTTATTAAGTTGATACGGGTAGTCAAAATATGGCCAGCGGCTGGAATAATACTCAATAAAAGAATACCAGATTGAAACTTTTGACAATTTGCCTGCAATTTGACAACAAGAGTTCCCTTAAATCCATAAACACCATCTAATTTTTTACCCCACATAGTAGTGGAGTCAAACATGGTGCCTGGAATTGGCATATCCATTAAATTTGTATTGACCACAGAGGCTGGACTCCAAACAAAAGAACCATTAGGACATATTATAGGTCTAGATAAGAATTCTTTGATGGACATTTGCACATTGTCAGTATTATAAGAAATTAAAGGATTACTAGTAGATAAATTAGTAGTAAAGTCAACCATAGTAACAGAAGTAGAAACCGCATCTTTGAGCTTTGGTTTTTCCAAAACAACAAAGTTTTCATTTTTATCGTTTAAGTCATTATTAGGATTTGAAATAGTTGCAGCAGGTCTAATTAAATATATACATGACCCTGTGTATATAAGTGCTTTGGGTAGCCTGGATTTGTTTAAAGACACATCCTGAAAAGTAAATATAAATATATAATGTCTATATACATGGGGTGCGCATTAATGGGAGAATTTAACCCCAAAGTCTCTTTTGACTTCTCCCATTAGGATCACACCTAGTATTGAAACTCCTCACACAAGGTGAGGGACCTAGCCAGGTCAGGGTCCACAGTTTTAGCAACATAGGAATACTTGGTTGCCCAAATATCTTTATAAGTTTCTACACACTTAGTGTAAAATTCAGGCTCGTGCAAAGAGGCCTCTCTAAGAAAAGAGTCACTAGCACTTTGTACTACCAGAGTTTGATCAACATTTTTATTTAAATAGTACAGCATTTGCCTGACAACCTCTTTGTCTAGGGGTGCTATATATTTATTTCTTTTTTTATCTAAAACAAAGCCTCTTTTTAAAAAACTTATATCAGAAATTTCTCTAAAAGCTGTGTTTAATTGATCAGATTTTGTTTCATCAGTGTAATCCATATATATGGTTTGGCAAAATTCAGCCATTGAAGAAATATTGAATTTGTCTTGAACTATTTCATTTACACTAACTATATTATCGTCTCCATAAACTATCTCTCTAATAAATTTCCTGTAGAGTGTCAAAGCATTATAAGATCTGCCCATGGATGTAACAAAACCCATTCTAAGAATAATTTTGTTGTATATAGAATTTACTGTTGTGGTAAGGGGGTGACCAGAAGGTAAGGACTTCGTCCATTGATATATAGTGTCGCCACTAATATGAACACTGGAATAAATGTCCATGAAGAAAACTCTTCTGGCCATTTGCAATTCCTCGCAATCATTATACCACCTATTAATACCCTCACAAATTTCGTCTCCAACTTGCTTAGTTTGACTTGAATCATAACTTCCATAATCTCCAGCAAACATAGTTGACGAGACCTCATGCAATTTTTCGACAATACCTGACCATTCAATGCTATAAGGGTTGACACCAATAGCAATACCATTTGCTATGCGATTTTTCATGACCCATTGATTGAATCTTAAAAAAACCATTCTGCAAGCAATAAGATAAGCGAGCGGCGCAGCACTAATCAATCTGGTTTTGCCCATATCTGCCTTGTAAGCTGGTCTAGTTTCATCTTTTAAACAATCCATAAAAACAACTGAAGATCTAATACCCTTCTTTGCTTTATTTAAGATTTCTAAAGTCTCTTCTTTAAGTTTAATAGTACTTTCAGAATCAAAAATATATTGTCCATCTTCACCAAAAAACTCTTTTTTCCCTCTCAATCGTGAGTTCAATTGTTTATTCTTTGGCCAGCCTGCTGAAGTTGCTCTAGGGATACCATCTATATAATCTTCACCTAGTATACCTTCAACAGCTTCTTCAAATGTCAAAATTGTTTTATCAACATTAAATTTGGAGTTCAAAGACATATCATTAAAAGCATCTTCAGCACACAATTTGACTAATTTAGTATCCATGAAACATTGAGAGCCATAATATTTTAAAATGGCTCGATTTCTACGGTTAATTTTTTCACCTTCACCATTAACAAATGTATTGAGAAAAGCTGGTTTTATAGTGCATTCACCCATAAGTCCGTAAAAATCAATCATTTTAACTAATTTACTTTGTGGTGCTGCACTTAAAGCTAAACCTTGCTTAGCCTTTCCTATTATTGGAAAAGCATTTAAGAACATATTTTCTTCACACTCAACCATAGTATTAGGATCAAGACTAGGTCCTTGAGTGTATATGGTTTCAAAATGGTTAATAGCTTGTTGGATTTCTTCATAAAATATAACAGAAGCAAAACCAACTCTGTTCCACCCAAAGGGTAAAAGTGAACTTGATCCAGCAACATGTAT